GCCTGGTTCGCTGCATGGGCAATCTCCGTGCGGGCAAGGCGCATGGCATCATAGCTGGCATCGGTGCCATAAGGCTTGCGCGTTCGCAGCAGCTCTCGACCGGGTAGCAGGAATTGTTCCAGCATTCGGGACATTTCGAGCGAACCTGTTCCCTGCTGGATGAAGTCGGTCAGCAGCCGATCAATTTTGGAGCGAGTAGCCTCCCCTGCCCGCCAAATCCGTTGGGAGAGGACATAGCCATTGGGATCTACCCAGGTGTGCATGGGGTCGTACTGCGCCAGCGGATTGCCAACAAATAACCCCTTGAGTGGATTGGCTACTTCTCCCACATAGCTCTCACGCCGCACCTGCACCCGCCGTCGAAGCGCCTGCTGAATGTCGGCTGGCACATTCTTGGTCATCCAGTCGGTATGCGGCTTAATCGCCCGGTAGACCACGTTGGCATACCAGCGATTGAGGACTGTCGGGAACGGGGCTTGTGCGGTCACACCATCGCGTCCAAAAGGGTTCCGGCTGCCTTTGGGTGCAAACAGAGCCGAGACTTCATCGCCAATCGTGTCGATAAAAAGCGCCCGCGCTCCGCCAGTGAGGTTGAGTGAACCATCGGCACTGGCGCGTTGGTTGATGAGCCGGGTCATGCGGTCTACCCCCGGCTCAAAAGCAGCGGCGAAATCCTGTTCAATGGCCTCGATGGAAATCCGGTCATAGGTAATCATGCCGGAACCAACTCCGTCCGTTCACCCTTCAGGTTGAAGTCGGTTCGGTTATCTCCCCACATCAAGGTCACGCGGTCAAAGACCACCTCAAAGTCAGGCAGTTCAATGACCGGTGTTGGCACTTCTGGCTTGAGGTACACCAGCGAAATATGCGGGGTGAAGCCGTGATTGCGAGCATGGTCAATGACATTGTCTCCGAGCGTATCCACCAGCGCTTGCCGGAAAGCGGGCAAATCTGGTGCATCGACCGAGGCATAGACCACCGTCGCCTCTGGACCTTCCACATTGGTGAAGCGCCCAATGCCGGAGAGTTTCGCCCGCAGGTTAAACTCGCTTCCAGCGAAATTGCCCAGCACCTGCATGACATCACTTTCCTCGAAAGGAAGCTCGGATGTGTCGCCCAGGTAGGCCAGTGTCAGGTGCAGCTCGTCGGCTGGTAAGCGATCTGAAGCCGGGATACCCGCCGCTTCGACTGCGGAGGCAATGGCTGCTGCGGTCGTGTCATCCAGCATAAAGGCCAGCATCGCGCCGGTGTGTTTGGCTTCTGCCAGCATCCGGGTTTGAGGCGCGGACTCTGCCGGGTTGGGATTACGTGGATCCATGACTGGTGCCAGATTAAGATCATCTTTCATCCGGGCTTGTCGGGCATCCTGTCGTTTTTGCTCTGCTTCCAGCCGTGCTTTGGCAATGACGGCCTCCGCATTTTCGATGTCCAGCGGCATAAACTGGAGCGCGGTTTCGTCATCCAGCAACCCGAAGTCCAACCCCATCTTGATAGCCGAAAGCGTGAGTTGGCCGTCTTGCCCCGTGAGTGGCGCAAAGGTCACTTCCAGATCGTCATTGGCGATCACACCACGTTCGTAGAGGCTGAAAAAGCCAATGACGACCTGCGCCAATTGGTCAATCCAGTACAGGCATTCACCCTGCTTCTTCTCGATGAACTTGGCAAAGGCGGGCATCTGGGTTTCAGCCGACGCCTTAGAGGAGGCGATCGCGTTGCCCATGATAAATTCGGGCATTTCGGTGTGCTGGATGTACAGGTAGAACAGCAGACCCAGCAGGTTCACCGTATCGGCACTGAAGCTCATGGGCTGTGCGTAACGGAAAGTGGCATCCCCACCCAGCGTAATGGCATCGTCGCTGGATAAGTCCAGCACGTAGTCTTCCTCAATTGTGCCATCCGCCAGTTCCCGTGTTTGCTTTGTGCCAAACGCTTTCCAGAAGTCGTCAATTTGCTTCTGAGTACCCATCTTTTCCAAGACAGGCGTTGGCCTCCCCTGCTTGAGGTTGCCTTCCAAACCTGCTTGTAAAACATCATGGTACATCTTGAACAGCGAGAGGAGTGCCTCCGCGCCAGAGCGCCCGAACTCTTCATCTGCACCCCGGTCATTTGAGATCTTAATCACCGGTACCAGACCAATGAGGTTTGGGTAGGTTTTCTCGCTGATTGGCCGCCCGTTTTTCCATACCCGCCGGACGCGCTCGGTGGTGGTGTAGATGTCCTCCACCGTCATGCTGTCAGCAATGCGGGTTGGATGAGGATGCACTTCGACAATGCGCCAGCCGACGCGCTTGCTGTAGTCATTCTCATCTACAACCGCCGTCACGACTTCTGGCGGTAGCAGCGTCAAGGTCAATTCCCCGCGCTCGTTTGGCGGGTTGACCACCAGATAGCTATCGCCTTTGATGACCGAGTGTTCAAGCGCCCGGATGATATTCGGCAGGTTCTTTGCCCACCAGGCGCTAAACAGGGATTGAGTACGCGGGCGTTTGGTCCGAAAGCGCGGCGGGGTGCCCATCGTCCAGGCCGCCAGCTTGGACGCCAGCGGTTTCAGGAGTAGACCGGCCAGCTCATAACCTCTGGCCTGACCACGCCACATGGTATCCCAGAACAGGTAGTCACTTTGCCCCGGGTCCCGAGTCGGCGTGATGCTAAACCCCGCGTCTCGCCAGTTGACGGTCATGCGGTTTGTACGCGGTCTGCCCACAATTTCGCTGACCGCCTGTTTCGGGATGAGCGCACGGGCTTCCAACGCCCGTTTGGTACGTGGGTCAATGCCAGAGAGCGCCGTCACCCCCTGCGTTTGGTAAGCTTCCATTGCCCGCTTCATGGCGGGGGTTAGCGATTTGGTCATGATGTACTCCAGGTCAAATCAGGCACGACCATCACGCTTTCGTTGTAGATGACGGTTGTCGGTGTGCCGCTGCTGTCCACTTCGATAATGTGTAACCCCTCTTGCGCCCAGGTGTAGTCGTAGCGCCAGGTGCCCACGACTGGGTTACTCATAGCGCCCTGAGCAATCGGCGGGTTGGTCAGTTGATCGACCACGCCAGTCGCTTTATTCCAGACGCCAATCTTGAGCGAGATACTAGAGGGGTTTGCAGCCACGCCACTGGAATTCACGAACTTAAATTCCAGCGTGCTCGTTTCCCCAATGAAGTGCTGAACGATTGCGAATGTCATGGGAGTACCTCCAAAAGGGAAGCGGATGGGCTGATGGTCATACGATTGCCGTTGCCACCAATGCTCAGACTGTCCTGAGCTGCTCGGATGCTCATCACAGAAGCGTTCTCCCCTACCGTCAAGGCGGAGGCGTTGCCAGTGATGGTGATGGTCCCCGCGCCAGAGAACGCCTGAGCGCTCACCGTCGCCAGATACACTGCTTCGGCAGTTGGGATGTGTTGGGCCGTGATAAAGGCCAGCAGCAGTTGAACGCTGGCGTTGTAGACCTGTTCACCGGTCGGGATGAGGTTGGCTGTAACCGTGACCGGGCCGACTGTGACAACACCTGCATAGAACGTCTCAGCAGTGGGGACAAGGTTCGCTGTAACAGTCACCGCGCCGGGGGTCACACTGGACTGGTACAGCACTTCCCCACTGGCGATCAGTTGCGCGGTCACATTCTGTGCGCTAACCGTGCTGACCGTGGCAAGATAGAGGGCTTCACCTGAAGCGATCAGGTTGGCTGTGACCGTCACTGCCCCCGTCGTCACGCTGGCATTGTAGAACGTCTCCGCACTGGCGATGAGGTTGGCCTGAATCGGCGCATTGCCCAGTGTCACCGAAGCGTTATAGAACGTCTCTGCTGAGGCAATCAACTGCGCCGTGATCGTAACCGGGCCAGTCGTCACACTGGCGTTGTAGAGGCTTTCGGCGCTGGCAATCAGATTGGCACTGATCGTCACGGTACCAGGCGTGACACTCGCCTGATAAACCACCTCGCTTGAGGCAATGGCATTGGCGCTGATACTGACTGCGCCTGCGCTGACTGTCGCCTGATAGATGACCTCTGCGCTGGCGATAAGGTTAGCACTGACCGAGACTGCGCCTACGGTTACGCTGGCCTGATAGACAGTTTCAGCCGACGCAATCAGGTTGGCTTCGACCGTGCTGGCGTTTACCCCAACAGTAGCGAGGTAGAACGTTTCTCCGGAGTCGATCAGATTGGCACTGATGGTCACAGCGCCAGTCGTCACGGTTGCGTTATAGAAGGTTTCAGCCGATGCGATTGCATTGGCACTGACGTTTGCAGCGCCGGGGCTGACAGTGGCGTTATACAGTGTTTCAGCGGTCGCAATCAGGTTGGCTGTGACCGTCACAGCCCCAGCACTCACCGTCGCTTGATAGATAACTTCCCCACTGGCGATGAGCTGCGCTGTGATTGCGACATCACCGACCGTCACCGAAGGTTGGTAGATCGTCTCTGCTGTCGGAATGAGATTGGCTGAGAGAGTGACTGCGCTGGGAGTAACAGTCGCATTAAACAGTGTTTCCGCGCTGGCAATGGCATTGGCGGAAACTGTCACTGCCCCGGTTGTGACGGTGGCTGTGTAAAAAGTCTCGCCAGAAGCAATCGCTTGTGCGGTAACGTTCTGCCCGCTGCCCCCAGCTGGTGCAGGCGCACGGAATTCAGCGCGGTAGATCCGGACGCGAGCATTAACGACTGCGCTTTCAGCAGTAGAAGCTAAAGGGATGGATGAAAGCGCGTCATGCCCGAGCATCGTCTAGCCTACCCTCTCACGTAGTCAATGCGGTTGCCTGCCAGATCGATCGACACGTTGCGCTGGGTAGTACCCAAACTTTTAATAATGGAAGCCGCTACCCAGGACGTGGGTCTTGTGCTGCCCGGAATGCCCGTTGTTGGGCTATCGGCACGAGTAAAGGAAATAGAGTCGTCAGAGTAAATGAAGTCTGCTCGACTCCAGTTGGCATTCAGAAACACCACCAACCAAATGTAGATCGTGTTAGGTGTTGGGCTATTGGTATTCGAGCGGGTAGCCACGGCATTGGCAATCCGATCCTGTGACCACTCTGAAGCAGAGCCGTTCCAGCGCAAATTCCACGCTACCGCGTCTGTAGCGGTACCACCCGCGCTATCAGCAAAGCCTGAAAATAACTGATAGGTTTCCGTACCAGTAGGCAACACTTCAGGAGCCAGCCGAACCACCGAGATAGCCGGGCCAAGCGTCGGCACAATATCGCCGGTGCCCGCGTTGCCGATGGTGGCGCGGCCTGCCGCAGTGGTACCAGTATCCGCCTGCACTACGCCACACGGGCGCTCGGTCGTGTTGACCAGATAGGTGCTGGCCTGCGAGCTGGCACCTGTGCCGCTGACCGTCGAGGTGAAGGGGCCGACCGTGCCACCGACAAAGTCGGTAAACTCCGTCAGTCCCATGGTCGCCAGATTGCTGGAGGCGTTCATCGCCTGCCAGCGGTTGGAAATGCTCGAATACCCCAGCGTGATCCGGTCGCCGGGCATCAAAAAGAACGGGAAGCCATTGGGTAGATCAAACCGATTTGCAGCATCCGACGCCGGGTTCTGGTGCTCCAACCATAGCAGGAAGTCCGACGACGAATTCGAGATGGTAATCTCGCGCCCATCGACCCCGCCCGCCAGTCCGGTCAGCTTAATAGAGGCGCTGGCGTTCACCCGCAGGCGGTTGATGTATTCCAGCCCGGTCGGGTTGTAATTGTCCTGGTTAGCCGAAGGCGTAACGGTCATTGCCCCCCAGCGCTGCGAGATCGCCGGGATGGTAATAAAGACGTTTTTAGTACCTGCCGAAAAATTGACCGCCGCGCCTGCGTTGCTGCTCTCCAGCACAGTTGTGCGAGTCAGTGTGCCGCCTGTGTTCCAGGTTCCAAAGCCAACTTCCCACTCTGCAAGGGTCTGATGCTCAATGCAGTAAAAAGTCGTGTCGGTATCTACCATGACTGCGCTGAACGCCTGAAATCCTGACACCGCTCCGGCCAATGTAATATTGCCCGTGCCGGTCGTCGTTGTCGTCTCTTTGACGCGGTCTGCTGCGATATGTGCCATGATTACACCTGATTCCCTATAAAGCGCAGCCGCAGATCATTCCAGTCGGTAATCGCGTCCGCTTCTGCCCCTGAAAGTGTCAATTCGCCGTCTACGATGGAGCCTGAAATGTTTGTATGCGTTGCGGTTGCAATAACCGTAGACGCGCCTTGCCGGAGCTGCACCGTCAAGTCCATCTGCTCACTAATCGCTGGGGTTTTGTCGTAGCGGTAGGCAAAGGCATGACCGGTGTTGACACCTGGATCAGACAGCGTGCCAAGTGCGACTTCAACGAAGCTGGATGAAGGCGCAAACTCGCTTTGGATCCACGTCGAGTCGCTCTCATCCGCCAGTGGCGAGTGCATATCGGTAGTGCCACCCAATTGGTCAGTCCATGCACCAGCGCTGATAGTCGAAGTCGGACGTGCCACCTGAATCTGTGTCACCGTCGCGTTGTAGAGGGTCTCCGCAGTGGCGATTAGATTGGCTGTGACCGTGACCGCGCCAGCCGTGACGGTCGCCTGATAAATTGTCTCACTGGTCGCAATCAGGTTAGCTGTGACATTGAGATCAGTGGAGATGTTGTCGGCGCTGAAGTTGTCTACCCGGCCTGACGTGCTGGTAGACCACGTCGCCATACCTGTGTTACCGCTAGACAGCGAGCTATCTGTGACCGATGTCCACAACACACCATTGACGTAGGCTCTAAGCGTCGTGCCTTCGACTTCGAGCCGGATGACATCATTGACCGCAAAGCCAGTAGCCGAACTTGCCAGACTCGTTGGTGTGCCACTGACAATCCGATACAGCGCCCGGTTGCCGCTGTCGCCATAGAACACGTACCAACTGGTTCCCGCGCCGCGTACAGCAGGACCTACATAGGCATCTGCACCCGCCTGTGTCAGCGTGACTTCTGCCCACTGGTCATTGCCAGGGGTAAAGGCGTTGTAGACGGTGCAGTTTTCCGCTGATGCGCCGTTGGAAGCCGCTACGTTGGAAATGATGCTGTACGGGTTAGTCCCGACCAGCGCCGTCCAGTTGGAGCCGAGTGCCCCATCAGCGCGGGTAAACGGATCACGCAGCGTCATGTCAGATCACTCCCCTGCCGAGGTAGACCGGACGATTAAGCCACTGCTGCCCAAAGATGTTGAGTACCTGCCGCAAGGTGCTGCTCAGCGTAATCCCGGCGGTGCTGAGATTGGCTGCTAATGCCGTTTGCGTCAGGCGATTGCGCTCCACCAGCGGAATCTGGTTCAACTGCGTGTTGAGCGTCACCCCGCCTCTGAACAACGTCAGGCTGTGCATCGCGGTGTACAGCTGAGCAAACTGGAAAATCCCAGCCACACCGCGCAACACTTCTCGAAACGTCCTGCTGGTGTCAATCCAGTGTGCCGGGATGTTGCGAGCTTCGAGGTAGTTACTCACCGCTGTGACCTGACCTGCGGTGAGGTTCTGGTCAAGGTCTTCCGGCAACTGAATGACACGCGGCAAAGCGGCAAAAGTGGCATGGGTAGCCGCGTCGGTATCGGCACAGACCAGCATCGTGCCTTCGCTACCAAAGCTCATGTAGGCGGCTTCAACCCCGGCAGTTGGCGTGCCAAAATACTCAGCAGTTTGGGAGTTTGCCACTTCCACCCCGCCGCGTACTACAGGCACTACATTGACCAGGTAATACCGCAACATAACCGCTTATTCCTCTGTAGATTTATCCGGGGGCGGATCCTGCCAGACCGCTGGCATGTAGACCTGCCCCGCTGTTTTGTTGACTGCATCGGTTCGGTTCGGCAATGCCCGCCGAAGCTCACTGTCCCACGCGGCTACCCGCCCTGCTTCCTCACGCAGCGCCGGGTTCACAATGAGGGGAATACCCACCCCGGACCGGAACAGCAGCGCCTGATCTTTGATGACGCGCTCACGGTGGACAATTTCCTCTGCCAGCCGCCCTCTGGTGATGAGCGCACGACCCAAAGCGATTGCGGCCTCAGGAGGCAAGTCAGCCACCAGCTTGCCATTAATGATGAGCTTGACGCGGTCTGCGTCCTGCTGCACCGAGGCGTGTTGAGTCTTGGGGACAATGAGCGTCGGTGTCACAGTGTGAAAATCCCACTGGCATTCCAGGCAAGGTTGATGTTGCCCGAGTTCGGCGTGACCGGCATACCTGAGGCAAAGGTATCCATGCCGAAGATCAGCGCCGATGTGCCGTCTGTACCCGTATGCTGGTAACACACCACCTGCTCAGACTGGTCACCTGTCACCGAAGTCCAGGTCACATCCGCCGCGTCGGCAGTGCCACCCGTGACCGTCTTGGAGGTCAAAGCGCCAGAGACGGCCACCCGGCCAGCCCCTGCCACATCATCCAGAAAGTCGTGGGTAGACAGGTTTTGCGTGTAGTCCGCACTGTCCACCAAAATGACGCGCACATCCTGCCCGTCCCAATCGAGGTCGCCACTTAAGAACCGCTGACGACCTGCGGCGTATAGTCCGTTTGGCATCTCAAATCTCCTTGAAGGCCGTAGCCTTACCCAATACCCTGTGTGAGCCGAGAATCTGCCTTAGCAGCTTCTTCAGCCGTCTTCGCTTCCCACGCTGCATCGAGAAAAGGAATCAGATTGCGGCGCTGTTCCTTCAGCACCCCAATGGCCTCATCCAGTCGGGACTGCTCCGCAACCAGTTCCTCGAGTGTCATTTCTTCATACGCTTTGCCCATTTTCCCAACTCTCGCTTTCGTGTGATTTCATCGGTTGTGATAACGCGGATGACCATAACGAGCGCCATCAGCGCGAATAAGCCCAGTAGACCAACACAGATCAGGCCGCTATCCATCAATGAGACCTGTTAGAACTCGGATGCAATAGCAGTGATCTCCTTGACCATCAGGATCGCGGAAGACACGTTTTACAAATTCGAGGTAAATCCATTGCCCTGTTTCCTCGTCGTGTATCAACCAAAAATCACGCCGATTCTCAGGAAGGTGTAAAGCAACCTCGCGTTGATATTCATTCACACCTTGACCTCGAAGTTGAAACGCTGCGTCAATGAAATACAACCGCGCTGGTCGTTCGTAAGGCCAGTAATCTTCATTCCATTGATACCAGGCAGATTTGCTATCTAGTTCTGGATAAAGACTGTTTATGTCTACACCCAGCGCACAGGCGTCTTCAGCGCTCAAGATTTGATTAAGCAAAACTTGAACATCAAGGTTTGGATGCACTGGTTGATAGATTCCAATGCTTAAGAGAAAGAGCAAAAACAGCATCATAGCGGGATCACCTCCACACGAGACGGAATGACCGTGCTGACATAGACCGGTAGCAGGCCCGTACCTGTTGGGTGATTAGCCGCGTTGGTGTTGGTCCCTCGGTTTGTCCAGTTTCCGCCGCCATCGGTGGTGGTGTAGACCGTAATGGTGTTGCCATTACATTCCATCCGCAGACCATTGACATCCCCTACCGAAGTGACCGCAGTAATGATGTTACTGGTTTGCGCTCCGGCAGTGACCCGATGAATGCGTAGATCCCAATTGGTGTTGGCCGCATTGCGGATTAAGCGCAGTTCCAGATAGTTACTGGCATCAATCCGCCGATTGAGCAAGCTGACCGACTCGCTCCGCAAGGGGGACGCGGGCAAACTGAAGTAGAAGCGGTTGTCACTGTTGGCAGTGACGACCGTAAGTTCATTCAGCGTCAGTTTTCGCAGGGACAGGCGATCAAACACCATATCCAACGTGGTTGAAATGCCATACAGGTAAGCAGGTGTCTGCGAAACTGGCCCGACCGACCGATACTCTCCTGCCGCCGTAATCGGGATTTGCCATCCCCAATTGCTGACCGTAGAGTAGAAATCAACTTGTCCGTTGGTGAACGCGCTGCAATTGGCGTAGGCTTCGACCCACTCCCCTGCTGCCAGACTGGCGACAATCTGGCTAACGCGAGGATAGACCCCGCCTGCACTGGCCTGAAGCCGCGCTGCGCCCGTTCCAGCTCCACCTCCGGGCGCAACCTCAGTCACCGAACTGGAACTGTTTTGCACCGTCCAGGAGGTAAGCGCACTGGCTGCCCAATTCAGGTCGCCATTAAGCAAAAGTTCATTGCCCAGGCTTTGCAAGAAGCGGGTATCCGGGAAGGTAGGAATGAGAAGCTGTTGCGCCAGTGACATCAGATCACCCCAACATGACCACGGTCAAATCACGATTACCACCCTGGTTGACTGCCGCTTGCCCGGTGCCTGCTGCGATAGAGACCAATCGCAGCCACGGATAAGCCCCCACAGCCCAGGCACCAGCCGGAGCGACATACAGCAGATTGGTTACACCAGTACGCGGCGGGGTTGTGGTAATGCCGGTGATGCGAATAGGGTTGCCGCTTGCATCTTCCAGCGGGATCCAGTCGCCATCATTCGATTCATTGCCGGTGGCACTGACCTCGAAGGTAATGTCCGCAGCAGTCCATGAACTGGTAACGCAGGGCAGTACAACGCCTAGCCCACGCGGGCCGATGCTGCTGATGTTGATCTTGCTGCTCTTGGACGCGCCATTGGCAATGGTGCAAGCTTGCCGCATGACAGGATCTGAATTGTTGCTTGGACGTGACATAACGCACTCCCTACGCTGGCACCTTGCCAGCAAATTCACGCTCGATCATGAGTAAAATCGCTTCCCACTGCTCCAGGCAGGACTGGAAGCTGTTGCGCTCCTGCACCCAGCGCAGTTGACCCGCCTGAATGCACTCGTAAAAGGACTTGTCGGTCAGCAGCCGGTGAGCATCTTCCGCCGCGTTGTTGACGTACCACGGGTCGTGCTTGAGCGAAGGGTAGCCACCTGTCCAGCTACTCCCAACCACCGGTGTTCCCGAATAGGCCATCACCATCTCATGCCGTCCACAGCCGTGCCGGGTGTAGAGATCAATGCCAATCCGCGCCCGCCCTGCCGCCGTTGCCAGCGTCATCAGGTCCATCTTGGGCAGGAAGATGACATCCAACCCGAAAGCGTGGGCATACTGAACTGCCATACGAGACGGGTTGAAGTAGACAATCTTGAGGCCTGGATGTCGGTTGATGATGAGGCGCAAGGCCGCCATGTTGGGTACCGTGCAATCGACGCTATGCGCCCCGTGATCGACCGCCAGAATGAAGTCCTCTTTTTGCTGGTTTCGCACATGGGCGAAAAAATCCTCAGTGCCAATCGGCATCGGGATTTTCACCATGGGCTTCCCAAACACACTGTAGAACTGGCGGTTTGACTCGGACACGTATCCAATGGCATCCGCCGCTTGCAACTGCGAGAGGTAATGCAGTTCCTCGTCTGGATTGCGGTTGATGAACACATCATCCATATAGGCGTCTGGCACCGCGACGATAATGGCGTCAGGGCGGAGTTCCCGGATTTGCGTGATATGTGACATGTCGGCAAACAGGTGAACAAAGAACACGTCATAACGGCTGAGAACGCCTCGGTCTGGCGTCGTGTCATTGCCCCACCAGATCATTCCCAGGTCAATTCCCGGCAGGTTATGAATACTGCCTGTGCCGATGTGAGCGCCGTA